CCAGGATGCCATCCTTGTACCCCGTCGCCTTGGTGCCGCGAACTTTGCGGATGACCTGGAAGTTCGTTTGCCCTTCGAAGAAGCCCTGTCGGATCGTGCCGATGACGCGCTCCCGCTCGGCAGTGGTCCAACCCTTGATGAACGATTTCAGCAGTTTCCCGCCACCGGTGCCGCGCACGCCTAGTGGATTCGTCAGCACTGCCGCCCTGATGGCTGCAGCTGTAGGTGCTGCGACGTCGAGCGAGACGCCGACCGGCGCAGACCTGGCCAGGCTTGTGGTCTCGAACTCAGCTTCATAGTTGGCAATGTCGAACAGGTCGAGGTTCAGTTGCACACTGTATCGGTCGAAGATACCCAGCAACAGGCTGTCGACTTCCTTTAGCAGCGCTTCAAGCCGTTTGACGTTGTACTTGGTCAGGTCCGACTGGGTGAGCCGGTCACGGATCGAGCGGTCGATCTCCTTGAGGAAAGGCGCGAACTTGCCGACCTCTCCCGCCTTGAGCTTTTCAAGAAAAACCGCGTGCCTGATCGTGGCGTCAAGGATTGCTTGGTTTGCCGCCATTTAGTGTTACCTCATCATCCAGGCCCAGGCCGTCGCCTTGCTCTTGAAGCTCGCCATCAATCTGAAGGTCAGTGCGCTCCGGAGCAATCAAGCCCAGTTTGCGTAGGTAAGCCCGCAGATCCGCCTTCGCAAAACCGCCGTTCTGCCACAGGCCAACCAAGGCCGTGATCATCTGCGGATCAGCCGTCAGCTCGACGAACTCCTGATTGACCTGGTACGCGACCTTGTCGGTGATGCCCATGTACTGCCCGCACCACATGATTGCCCGGGTATAGGCTTCGCTGACGTTAGCCACGCAACCGGCCAACACCGAAGTCGATGCAGACTGATCGCCGCGGGACTCGGTAGCCGTTTTGGCCGCCAATGACGCGACGACCATGCGAGCACCCAACTCGATCATCATCTGGTTCTTGTCGTTCATTGCCTCCCTAACCAGAGTGTTGGGCAATGGCTGCGCGTAGCCGAATGCGCCACCGACAGGCAACATCATCGGGGCGCGGGAGCCGACGTAAACGCCGTTCTTCTCCATCCAGTCGCGCCATTGTTCATCCAAGCCAGAAATCCACGGTTGAGCCTGGCCACACCAGAAGACGCTATCTTCGTAGTCAGCACTGTTACGGTAATGCCCCAGATTGATCATCGCGATGTCGTACAGCGGCGACTCGTCGATTGACGGATCGTTGTTTTGCGCGCCGACGAAGGTGAACGGGATTTCCTTGAGCCGCCCGGTGATTCCCTCCGGGGTGAATGTATCCGTGACCTCGAGTGGTCCGCCACCTCTCGGCCCGGACCGACGCCAAACTCGGCAAACGAAGCCATCAGGCTCAAGCGCAAGCTCACGGAACTGCTCGACCACCTTGAAGCCGAATCCGTCCTCAATCTCCAGCATCTCCCGCAGCACGACCAGCGTCAGCACGTTGTGGCCATTCACCATGCCGGTGCGCCAGTTGATGATGTCTTCGGCGCAGTACGACAGGATCACCGAGTGGCCACCAACACCATCATCTTGGTGATAGTCGACATACAACCCGTGTCGCCCTGCCTCGAGCACCTTTTCAAGCGTGCCTTGTGAGTGCTGGTAGATGCTTACCCCGGAGCCGTTGGCGTTGGCCTGCAAATACTCCAGCTTCTCAGGGACATCGAGCGTCGGGTCTTTATGGAAAGCCAAGCCCAGCAAGCCGTTGCGGGTGTGCCCGGTAGCGTTCTTGAATACGGCGCGCTCGCGATATGCCTTGTTCCGGTCAGCATTCTCAGACGACTTGTCGTGAGCGTTGATGTACGGCAGCCGAGAAACCACCCGGTGCTGACCGGCGCAGATATCGCGGACGGTAGCCCAACGCTCCAGCACTTCGATGTAATCCGCCCGCTTGAAGGAGACGTCGTTGCTCATCGGGCGTATCCCATTTTGATTGCGGTGACCGGCTTTATAATCGGGTACTCGCGGTGAATGAAGTAACCGCCGCCGTCGTTGGCGTGGTCGTTGCCCTGGCTCTTGTCCGGCTCGCCGTTGGGCGCCCAGATCTGTTGCTCAAGGCCGTCGGCATAGGTCGGGCACGTGAACGGGTTAACCAGATACCGCCGCTCGCCCTGCGCGTTGCAGAACATGGCGTTCATGGCGTTGATCCGATCTTTGACCGGTGGGTTGGCCGCCGGCGCGATGACCGTGAAGCCAGCCTGCTTGAGCATGGCGATATCGGTGACGCTGGCGTTGACCGACTTGCGCGAATCACCTGAGGCGTCCGGGTAGATGCGGATCTCGCAGGTCTTCTTGTAATCGTTGCCGGTGTGCTCCCAGTAGCGTTCCTTGATGCGGCGAATCATGTCTGGCGTGTCGTAGCCATCCATCAACTCATCAACAGCCCGCGGCAGACCCTGCTCGCGCTTGACGTGCGTCACCGCCGCCATCTTGCCGACGTTGAAGTCCATGCCGATGAACAGGGGCTCACCCGGCTGCACAGTGTCGAAACACTGATTCAGATTGCGGTCGTACGTGTGGTAGATCGATCCAGATGTCAGGTTGACGAACTGGCCGTTCAAATAAGCGAGGATCAGCTGCGGCGGATACGACTCCATCAGCGATTCGATGTAGTCGCTTGGCAGGTTCAGTTCATTGTCGAACGTGCTGGCCTGCACCAGGCCGTACATGTCGTTCAGCTTTGGCTTGTCGCGTAGCTGCTTCACGAACTGGAGAAAGACGAACTTGAAGCCTTCCGGCGTCGTGGTTACGTCCACACCGTTCTTCAACCCCGGCAGGTTGTAACGCATCCGGGCGATGATCTTGCGCCATGCCTGCTGCGCCTTGATCGACGTCAACACGTCCAGCTCATCCACCAGCGCATGGCCGATTTTGAAGCCGACGATGGTCTGCGGCTTCTCCATCGACCGACAAATCACAGTGCCGCGATACAGCCGGCCGCTGTAGATGTGAACCTCATGGTTCGCCTGGTTGATTTTGGTCTTCAGCCCCCAGTCAAAGGCCACCTCTTCTACCGTCGGATAAAAGATGTCCCGGATCTGCGGGTAAGTCGGAGCGAAGTAACCAGCGTTGACGCTGGGCCACTCCATGAAGTGCTTGCACAACGCGGAGCATCCGACCCAAGTCTTTCCTGAACCGAACCCTGCAACGAATGCGCGGAATTTGTGAGGCAGCGTGAGGAAGTGTGCCTGCGGAACGTTAAGGCTCGGCATTCGGCTTCCTCGCATCCACCACGTCTACTTGAATGCGGGTGGGGATTGCCGGCTCATCGTCAGGCTCATCCTTCCGGTTGCGGTTGACGTACATGTCGCCGGTTTCTTTCGCGGCCTGCTCCAAGATCTGCATGGCCAGGCCGATGTTCTTCATCGTCTCGGCTCTTTCCACGAATCGGTTCATGGCGCGGAGTCGGAACGCACGGTTCGCGATCGGAATCTCAGCCGTCTCTTCGCGAAAACGCTTTCTGGTGTCGTGGAACAGGGTTTGCCACTTCAACGCCAGCCCCTTGCCGGACGTCTTGGTTGGGTCATGTGTTTCCACCTGTTGGCGACTTAACACAACGCCGAATTCGTTCTTGACGGATTCAACCACCTGAGAAGGTGTGTCAAAGCACGCCAGAGCCTGAACGATGAAGCTCTTCACCTCATTTTTCAGGACCGCCATAAGTTCTCATCCGTCCAGTGCCTGTCCAGAATCAGGCCGACTTGAGCAGACAGGTTCCGCAGGCCCTCGATATGTTCAATTTCCCCACCTCAGCAGGCTTGTTTGCAGCGTCCACCAGCTCTTGCACATCAGGACTCGCACCGTAGCGACGAACCACGCCGACGAACTCTTCAATGTCGTGTCCGCGCATCTCGATCTTGGGCGCACCCTCCTTGGTGAAGGCTGGCTGACCGTATTTGTCTTTGGCGTGGGCCAGGTGATACAGCTCATGCTCAACCAAGGCACAGAAGTCGGTGTCGCTGCACTGCGAGCAGTAGTCAGCAGCCAGCGTGATGATGAAGGCCGGCACATCGCCGAACCAATCACGCATCTGTTGTTCCATCCGGGCTTTCTGCCAACCACCTGCGCGGAACGCGACTTGCTCGGCTTGGCCTACGACCGTGCGTCCCTTCTTGCTGAACGCAGCCGATGCCCACATGACATGGATGCCTGCGTCCAGTAGATGGGCGTGATCTTCGTTGTGAATGCTGCCGGTGTCGGCAAGGATTTCGGCTTGGAGCCATTCCCACACATCGGGAGCTGGCATCAGGCGGATGCCGAAGTCGGATAGTTTCGACAGTTCAAGGATGGAGGCTGGAGGCATTGGTCTGTCCATGTTCCACCTGATACTTGAAATGGCGGCTGGTTGGCGGTATTGGTTGAGATCAACTGAGCGCAAGGAGGTGGAAAGTGACGGCTGTGTACGAAGTAAAGAAGGTCCCCAAGGTTGTTGTTCAAGGCATCAAATCAGGGGAAATAGTGGCGCCCATGCC